ACCTCACTCCTCCTAAACTATTAGCCATAGTTTTTTGCATATTGGCAAACCGTCCACCAGCAGCAGTTTCTATTTTCAGAGCTTCTGTAACATGGGCAGCCGTTATAGCCCCACTTTCCATCATGTCTTTCAATTCCATCATGGTTCTTCCGGTAAGCCTACTCATTGTTTCCAATGGATTAAAGCCCTGCTCGGTCAACTGTCTAAGTTCTTGACCTTGCAATCTTCCCATAGATGAAATTTGAGACATAGCAAATGATAATCGCTCAAATCTCATTTCATTTCCGCCAGCGACATCTCCTAGCATCTTCACCATAGGTACAGCATCTTTGGCGGATATGCCATACGCCATCATATTACGGGTAGCTTCTGCAAGCCCTAATTGTGTAAATGAAGTTTTTTCTGCGTGGTCCTGCAAATCGGACATAATTTGCGCAGCTTGTTGAGCATTCCCTGTAAATGCCTGTATGCCAACTTCTGCATATTGCAGATTTGCTCGTAAATCAACTAGGCCAGATCCAGAACTTGTTAAAGTTTTTAGAGCGCTAGCGTGCATATAAATATCTGCTCGGGAAGTTAATCCTCCGCCCATGCCTGCTCCAGCTACTCTATTCGACGCACCTGATTGCATTCTGGATGCTGTTGGTTTTTGAGTAGTATAGTATTTGCTATTCAATCGTTTAGCATGTATCTCTTGCTCAATTCGCATTTTTTGAGCATGTGCTATGTCCGATTGATGTAACTTTTGTTGTTCTTTTCGCATACGCATTCTATGCGACTGCTGATCTTGCGCGGCTTTTCTAGCTGTTTGAAAAATCTGTTGTTGTATTTGCAACTGCTGAGTCTGGCTTTTTAGCATAGACTGAGCATGTTTAGCTGCACTTTGTTGCGACTGCTGCTGCATCTTATTCAGTCGCATTTGCGATATTTGCTGCTGCATCTGCGATTGCAGATTGACATGAGCCGTCTGTGCGTTTATCTTACGAGTTTTGGCTGCCGATTCTTGTTGAATAGCTGCGGCTCTAGCCGCAGCTTTAGTAGCCGTAGCAGCGGCGGCTGCCGCTGCTCTTTTAGCCGTACCTGCCGCCACTGCCGCAGCTTTAGTAGCCGTAGCAGCGGCGGCTGCCGCTGCTCTTTTAGCCGTACCTGCCGCCACTGCCGCAGCTTTAGCGTTATCGCTATTTATCTTAGCTGAAACTTTCCTTTGATCGTCGATAGTCTTCTGTTTAGTTTTAGCTACTTTTGCGGCGGATTCTCTATCACCTCTATTTATAGATGCTCTTGCCTTGGCGATATCTATTTGCGATTGTTTATTTATGCGATTTGTGCGAGCAGCCTCAGTTAAAGCTAATCGATCTCTTTTAGCTTGATTATTAGCTTTAATCGCATCGGTTCTAGCTTCTTCTGATATCAATTTTGCCAGAGCTATATCACTATCTCTGGCGATCTTGGCCCTAGATTGGGCATGAATAGAATCTGCTCTAGCTTGCTCAGTTACGAGCTTGCCCATAACCAACTGATCTTCTCTGGCGATCTTGGCCCTAGATTGGGCATGAATAGAATCTGCTCTAGCTTGCTCAGTAACTAATTTACCCATAACCGCTTGATCTTGTCTAGCTATTCTAGCTCGCGATTCGGCGTGTAGGGTATCTGTTCTGGCTTGTATATTGGCTTGTTTTAGAAGCTCGGTTTGATTAAAATTTTGAAGTTTCAGATCGCTAGTAGCCTTGGCATTGGCTATTTTTGCGTCTATGGCTTCGATCTTTTTTTTGTGGGCTTCCTCGCGGCGTCTTTGAGCCTCGGTAATTGCAGAACTACCTGTAGATTTTTTTATACTATCTAATTGATCTTTGGCTGTTTTTAATTGACTGATAACATCGGAAATCTTTTTCTTTAGATCAGAATCATCGCCAACGATTCTAACGCGAAGTGGTGGTAGTTCTTTTTCTGCCATTATGCTTGCTCCGCATCTATATTGAACAATCCGAGCCACATCGATTTGGAATCATAAACCGGTTCGGCCTTATTGACTTTAGGCGGTTCAAAATCCAAAAGATAATCGGAGAGATTACCACTCACCTTTGCTCCTTGTGAAGCATAAATGGCCCGTATCGTTGCAGCAGCATAGTAATCCGACTTCTCTTTCTTGGATAAACGATCTGAGAAGTATCGCTGCCAAGTGTCAAATTCGGATACCGTAGTCAACTGCTTGACCAACGATACGGGCCATCCCAACTCATACGCCAAATCGTACCAAAGGTACTCCTCTGGCGTGAGCTTTAGTTTTTTTCGTCGCCCTCTTTTACAAGGCCATTGATCTCACGGGCGAGATCAAATAAAGCCTTCTGTGCTGTATCGGGCCATTCTTGAATTTTTGATTCTGGAACAGGTTTATGTTCACCATCGTAGACGGTGAACGACAATAGCGAACTGTACAATCCTTTGAAGTCTTTCATACCAACTACTTCGCCGTTAGCGTCTTTTACCGTTTTTCCGGCCATGCGATTGAAATACTCGTCGCGTTGTGCCCCTGTCATTTCCTTGACATAGTATCGGGCTACTGCCCCTTCTTCGATCTCCAAATCGACTGGCTGCGACTTGCGTAAAACGGAAATCTTCAATGCTTCTGCCATAATTTTTCACCCTGCTACACAAAAAAGGCGAACGAGTTTCGTTCGCCTTTTGAAACTCGAAAAGACTAGAACTATGGAGCCATAGTTGTAGTCGTGGTAGTCGCAGTAGTACCAGTCGCAAAGACTGGTGCTGCTTCGACCGGTGGATTCGCCGTGGACATATTGCTTGGTTCCAATTCCAAGGTAGCCTCTGGACGCTCACCTTCCTTCAACGCATCTGGCGTGAATTTGCTGACGATGGAATAGAATCCAAGCGTCGAGCCGTCTGGGAAGGTGATGGTAACGTATCGGTTGCTGCCCAAGATATTGTGCATCTGACCGATAACTTTTGGATCGTAGGCAACCTTGACACTTACAGTGTCAAGGGTGATGAGAGCCTTACCGAGCTTCGTTCGGTAGCGGCTATTGCGCATTGTCGTCTGGTCGATGGCTCCGGTAGAGTCAAGACCGGGCGGCGTTACTTCAATTTCTTCAAAGAATGCAGTGACCCCAGAAATAGAGATCAATGTCTTAAAACCGTCTTGCAACTTAGCCATTGCGTTACTCCGAGATCGTCAGCAAAAATTGTTGGCTGTAATGGTATCGCCGGGTTTGAGGCTCTTGGCCTATAAACCCTATTGTATTAGATTTGGTAATGACCTGCAAATTTTGACTGTTAGAAAGCGTAAAATGATATACACTTTCAGACATATCTGATATTTGCTTCATAATATCATAGGCTCCCGAGTTCGCTCCGCGAACTCGGACCTCAACGCGAGGATGCTCTTCGCGTTTGCCGGTGTGGTGGTTTCGTTCTTCGAGTCGGCCCCTGCCGACCTCGTAGATCAAAACCACATTGTCTGGGTCATCTGGAATGTGGTTGACAAATACTGAATACCCCAAATTGGGTAGATTTGCTTCTATCACTTCCGCTAATGCTAGGGCTGGGTTCATACTTTAGATAACTCCAGGGTGATAGTGTTGATCGCTTCACTTCGGAAATTCTCAAAGCCGATCTCGAAATAGTTCATGATCGTGCCCGGAGTACGCTTGTTTGGGTATTCTTCCTCTTGTCGCAAAGCATATAGCGTTGGATTTTGCGGTTCTTTTCTGAAAGGCCGGTAGAAATCCATAGTCGTAGGAAAACCGTAACCGATCACGGTTACGGTAGTCCAGCCATTGCCTTCCTGGAAATACTGCCCAGAGTTCCGTAAAGCTCCGGTTTCAAGCGGTACAAACGAATCGTTGCGTTTGATGAAAGTATCCGCCACCGTCTCGCTGGCGTCGTTAAACGCTTTGCCAAGGGCCTTGCTGTGGGCTTCTAGGGCCTTCTTGAGTTCTTTGACGCCTTCTAGCTTGAACTTCATCCGCAAGCCTCGTACAAAGTCTGCGTATTCCGCAAGTTCGGCGTTGCCGAACTGTCGATCACCTCGTAAACGTCTGGATTGCTTTTTGGGTGATCCCAAAAAGCAGTATCCGCCAAAGTTCCAAGCCGCATTAGTCCGCCTATAGCTAGGCGGACTTGCGTAATAGCTTGCACCCGCGACATCGTGCGGGTGTCAACATTTGTCTGAATAACTTTGAGCATTTCTTCCCACCGACAGGTGTATTCGACCGGCGGACCATAAATGGCCTCGCCGGTCTTTTCCGTGCCGACCCTCGGCCAATACACCAATGTCTGCTTCTGGCACCGGTCGATAAGACTCATTAGTAAATCTCCGGCGTAGCATCGGAATTAGTACCGGCATGGAAGAAAGCAAAGGCTCCGGCTTTGCCGGAGACGACGGCCTTATTCCAGTTAGCTAGCTTTCCGCTGGTATCTACCAGCATTGCCATCGTTCCCCAGTGAGTGATCCCGAGGCCGTCTGAAAGACGGACTTGGTAGCTTACTTGTAGAGTCTTGACCTGCTCGGACTGAATGCGTTGGTCGGTGATGCCGATGAAGTGTGCCGCTAGATAGCGGCACACTAGGTCGAATCTTTCCGTAGTTAGCTTATCGCCGATAACAGCGGTAGCTAGAATTACAGCGTCATCAATAAAGGGTTGTACGTCCGTAATGACGGTAGAATCGTATTGGATAATTCTTTGAACATCTGCTATTGTGACAGCCATTTTATTATCCTACGATACTCGCTAGAGGTTGTGTATTTCCGGCGTTTACGGGTACAGTTATGTTGTATTTACGGCTAGATCCTGTTCTGTAAACTATATAGGTAGCACCCTTAATCAGATTGCTGAACTGAACAACGCCATTATTATCCGCCGTCGCGGTGCGAACGGCATCTTCCATAACGATACCAGTGCTTCCCGCCGGAGGCGAGGAAGCCTGGATTGAGACTTGAGATCCCGCTTGAACTGTGCCGTTCTGATTATAGACCACGAAATATCCTGTGCAGAATGGCGGATCGCTCGGCGTCACGCCGCCTCCCGCAGCCGTCATGCTATAGGTCTGAGATACGTTAGAACTCACGACCAATGAAACAGGAGAGAAGCTAAATCCGGCAGCAGTAATAGCGACCGTCCAAGTAGCATCGTTCAAACTAAATGAAACCACGCCAGAGGCATTGGTTTGCAGGATATAGGATTCGCCAGTTCGCGAAACGCGAACGCTGGCGTTCTGAATTGGATTAGAAGATAAATCTCGGACGGTGATAGTCACCGTCCTAGCTCCCGTTCCGCCGGATACTGGAATGTTTTCCATGGCCTTGCCGGACCACTGGGCATCAACAGTTCCGTCTCCAATAATCATTTGAGCTAGGTCTACAAACGTGTTGTAGACCGTAGTTGTAATTCTTGAAAGGAGCGTAGTGATGCCGGTTCCGGCATCACCCAGCACCTTGCCCAGCGTACCGGCAGTTGTATGGCCTGCTAGCGGCTCGTCGGCTACGCGAGCCGCAATCTCAGCCGCAGCATCTGATGCCAATGCGTTGGCATCGATTGCTGCGGTAGCAAAGTCTGCTGCTGTAATAACGCCAGCTTGCAGTTCGTGAATGTCTGCTGCAACGTGGTGTGAGCCGGTGACTGCAACTTCTCGCTGTGGTGTTGATCCGATGATAACTCGCTTAATCCAAGCAGAAGCATCGTAAGCACCATCAGGATCGGCATTGACTACCGCATCACGGTTTTGATTGGCAGTTGGCAATGCTGCAACCGCACTAGATACACTGTCGAGACTGGATTGTGATGCTAGGCTTGGAATGTTTAAGGTGTTACCGAATGTATCACCAGCAACAACTACATATCCACCAGCGGCAATTACTAGTGATGAAAAGTTAGTTGGCAGAGTAAATGTTGGCATTGGCATACCAGTTACACCGACTCCATTCCATTGATCGGTGTTTGCAGTAACGCGATTGGTTACTGAGGTTATAGAACCGGTGATGTTAGCTGTTTGGTTTCCTAGTCCAGTTCCAGCGGCAAGAGTAACACCGCTCGCCGATGTTATGTTCGTCGGCGATGCAACGGTCGTCGGAAACGTTGCGGCCAGGAATCCAGTCGGCTGAGTGTAGGTAGCCATGCGAGAACTAACGGTAGCATCTATTCGCCCAAGTTCGGTCGTTAGCTCAGTACGAACACCCGACGCAGTCAGCGTACTAATTGCTCCTGACATCGCACTGATCGCCCCAGTAGCTGTGGGTAGCCCGCCAGTGGAATTGGTCGCGTTAGTAATCAAAGCATCGTAGACACTTGCAAGAAGCACACTATAGCGATGCGTAGACATGCTCATCGCTGTATTGCCGACCGAAAGAGTTAGCCTCCCGGTAGTGTCGGTATTGCTTGTCGTCAATGCTACCGTGTAGTACCCGTTCGCATCATGCGTTACAGTTGCACCCGATAGGGTTGCAGCGGTCCCGTTCTTGATCAAACGGAAATCGCCGACGACTGCGGTGGTAACAGCCGCACCTGCTGAGTCAAGTACCGGCCCAACGTAAACCGTGGATGCTGTCGATTGCTTTAAGAGTTGCATTTAACAATTTGCTCCACAGAGGATGCGACGACGACGGTTAGTGGTTGCGGAAGGAACGTAACCAAGCGATCTGCGGCGTTGCGGTTGATACCAACCCGGACCAAGACGGTAGAGAGTGCGGATTTCGGCGGGGGTTAGGGCGCGATTGTGTATTGAAACGTCGGCTAATATGCAGTTGTTATGTTCTCCAACTCCCTGCCTTGCTGCTATCAATATATTCCTGCCAGAATCGTTAATCGAAGCGGCAACTAATGCTTTAGTTCCATCTTTCTTTCCGTCTAGCCAAACTTCGAGATTTTGCCCGTCGTACAGTCCAATTACGTGATGCCATAAACCGTCAACGGTTATGATTGTCGAACCCGAAACAATGTTTGCAACAACATTTAGATTATTAACTCCGAAGTCTATTCGTTTATTTAATCCATGAATCCTCAAAGAAAAATCGGCGAATGGGTTGATCCATGTTGCTACGGCCGGTCGGCAAACGATCATGGGGTAATAACTGCTGTTACCTAAATTTCTCCACATGACCCAAGCTGAAAGAGTGCAGTATTTGTTTACATTTCTACATGGCCCGCATTCGACATAATCATTCACGCCATCAAAATCCAACGCATAGCCAGTGCGTCCGTTGATCGTGGCACCAACCCAGTCAGTACCGGCGTCCATATTGGTTAGCGTGCCGTGATTGCTATACGTAGTCCGATCAATCAGTCTATATCCACTGCTGCCCAACCACGGTGACCAATAATTGACTAAGCCATCGCCGAGAGCCATTACTGCACCTGTGGGTAAGAGCCCTGGTAACGGAACTCGTGATTGCCAGCGGTGCTGTTTAGTGCCACACCAGTGTTATGCACCACAAACAGCACAAAACTGCTCGGTAAGCATC